TTTGTTGATAAGTCAATTCATATTCTTTTGTGGGCATGTGATTATAAATGACATGCGTAATATCAAATCCATTCTTGACAATGAGATCAATAACTTCTCGCTTGTTATTGTTCAAGAACTCTTTGAAGGCATCGACATACTTAGTGTCGATTTGTTTGATGGTGCGACGATCCTTACCGTTGTAATCATAGTTCTCATTGCCACAGAAATGTGCAATGAATTCAGCAGCATCAGCAGGCACATTCAGCATCTTAATAAAATGCTTTTGTGTGGTCAAATGTACCTGAGTTGATGTACCACTAGCGTTCTTAATACTTGCTCGCTTAACACTATTTTGTCCGTCAATCTTGGTGCGTGGTCCACCTTCTTGCTTCAGATTGTGAGCATCACAAACTGCTTTCTCTTTAATGTCAGAATACTCTTCGCGGATCTTGTAACCCTGTTCAGCAGTGAGAGGCATTGCTTTGTTTGAATTGATAATAATATAAACGACAAAAGCACCCCTGTGTGGGGTGCTGTGCAGGTTCTTTAACTGTCACATAGGATAAACATCCCATCCTGAATGTTTGGGCACCATATGTTCAATAATATGCTGCACATTGTCTAGTCCAAATACAACAACCTCTTGCTGTGAGTAGAAACCATTTTTTGCTTTTGGTTTAGTCCAAACAACTTTGTAGCGGTCTTGTGTGTTCATTTAATCTCAGCGAGGACATCATAAATTGCTTCTTCTTCAGTACCAATGATAGAAGAAACCCAGTCATCTTCCATAACTTGGATCATGTCATTTTCATCCCAAGTTACATCAAACTGTTCATCGTACATACTGTCCAAAACCTCCGAATTGTTCATTGTTGTAGCGTTTTTTGAGATCAATGAATTGTGCTTTTTTCTTTTTGAGTGTTCGCAGTTCCTCATCAGTATAGAGGTGAGGATTTGCCAGTGCTTTGTTAATGTCTCTGACAATCTTGTACTGCTTTGATGTTTTCGCGCTCATTGGTTTGTGTTACATAGGAGGATTGATTTGTTGACCCTGTTACTATTGCACAGATTCTTGTGCTTGTCCAGTCATCTGTGCCAGTTCATTCATTGTCACTTGTCGTGGTACAAAGTCAAAGTTTCCACTAACAGTAACTCTCAGATCATTTGTTGGATTTGGTGTTACATAGTGACCATACTGTGATGGGAACAGCATTATATCACCTTGACCTAGTTTTGGTGTAATGATCTCAAAACTAGGCAGTTCCATAATAGAATCTAAACCAGATGCTCTGTTACCAATCCAATCAGGGTCAAAGAAATGGAACGATTGTGTCTGTGTGCGGTGAAAGTATACCATACTGATGTTACATACCTTCGTAGCATGATTGTGAAACTCTTGATGATCATTCGGACCATACTTGTTCAACCAAACTCCTTCAGGTCTTATTTGTACATCAGTTTTCCATTGCATTTCTGCAATAAACTCTCGAAACGAAGGTTCTAGAATATCCAGAAACTTTGTCATCAGCATGTCACCATCTCTGTATGTCATTGATGACTTAACAGAACAGAATCGCGACCAATCAGGTGGATCTTGCCACATTGATTCGTCATCCAAAAGTGGATTAATTAGTTCATCTGCTTGCTGTTGTTGTTCTTCAGTGAATTTACTATGCCAATACCACTTTGGATTCCAAACTTCAATCATCGATATAAATCAGATAGTTTCAGTGATTCTACAATATCTTCAACCTCTTTCATCTTAGCAAGATAAGTAGGGGTCTCAATTAGTTTATCGCGATAATAACGACCCTGCAAGTCAGAGACATACAGGAACAATGCATCTTTAAGGATCATTTTCTGGTCAGTGTTGAGCAATGCAGAATGATACATCATTGTTAGACATTAGCGACGGATGGTGGTGAGGTAGTCGAGTACATACTGACGAATGTACATAAGTTCATGATAACATTTTTGGTTGTGAGCACACTGACGCAACTTATGGTCAGGTTTCAACACACTTTCCATGAATAGATCAAGTCCTCTGTTGAACTTGTCCTCTTGTGTTTCGTTGTCCAATAGTTTACTCCTGAACTGTGTAATCCATGTCGTAGTCTACACTAGATTCATCATCAAACTCGATTTCTTCACATTCTCTGCTGATTTGTTCAGTGAGATAGTTAATGAAATCCTCTTCATTCATGCCCAACCCTCATCAATGTCGGTGGACTCGTTGAACTTTTTACCCTTAGATTTGTCCTTGTAAGAGTAAGAATCATCATAATCACTAACTGTACGATTAGAACCGCGTTGTCGCTTATCTCGTAGTGACTTGCCAGGGGAATAATAACCTCGCTCGTTACCGCCGCGCCGAAATGTCTTGCCCATTGTAATGAATGTGAATGAAAAGTTAAACTACAATATTATATATCAGTGGTCGATATCGTTGTACATGTCAACAATATCATCGAGATCACTTTCGGGTACAGGATATACCTGAGTGTGCAGTTCTTCAAATACAAAACCAACACCCTTCAAGAAATCTTGAGTCTTCTCTACAACTTCGTTCAGAAGCATTGCATCGAATTCTTTAGTTGTCACAGTGGAATCCTCATCAACACAGGTGAGTGTGAATTGGGGCATTTGGTTGTCCTAGATGTTTACCTGCCTACTATATCAGCAATCCAGGTGATCTGTCAATCGCTTGTGCAAGGGTTCCGACTGGCACAACCTCTCGCGACCATCCAAAGCATAACGATTGTATACACCATCTTGTTCAACATACATGAACATTGCCTGCACATGTCTCTTACCAGTATAAACATCTCTCCAGTGAGGATATTCAATCCCCTTGTAAATGCAGATGTCACCAACATCCAACTCAACACTTTGAACACCAGCGAGTTCAAAATGTATTTGCCAGTCAGTATCTTTATCAAGACAACATGTGACCGCCCATTCACTGCTAGGACGGTCTGTATGCGTCTCTAATACACTTTCGGCGTAATATATCCTTCCGTATGAATATGTCGGGTGTAGGGGTTTCTGGACCTCTCTCTCGACAATATCTTTCATATGTAACAACATACCCTCAAGAAATACAGGGGCATAGTATCCAAAAGCATTGTCCATTGTTGGGTCACCAGGATAACCCATAGCAGCATTAAGTAGATCCATATTCCATGCTTGAACAGCACAAAGATCCTTGCTGATAGCATTACGAATTACTTTAATCATGGTACTAAGTTCATGTTAATGACACAACGATAGTCGCCAGTAGTATATGAACTGGCGTGATAATGTGAACCATCAAAGATAACTAACCTACCTTTCTTTGGCGTGATACGCTCTTTAATTGTCCACACATTCTCCTCATATCTTCTCTCATCTTCCTCAAGTGTCATGCTTTCATTCTTCTGATCGAAGATGAATGTGTCACCATCACATGTATTGACATAATAGATTGCAACCAAGTGAGAATAGAAGTTATCAACATGTGGCAAGTGATGTAACATATCACTCTCACATCCTGTTGCAAAGTTAAACCTCATCCTATCCAGCATAGTATATCCAACACCAGTCTTCTCAGTGATATGCATAGTTAGTGGCATCAATGAGGGGAGAAACTTACTGTAACCTGTCTTCTCTTGGTACAGTTGGTGTGTAAATGCATGGATATTATTCTTGCCCCGATGTACCTCGCGAGGGTCTACAATGTTTGGATGATAATAAAATGAGATCTCTTGATTGATAATGAGATCAACAATAAAGTTCTGATAGTCAACAGGTATCAGATCATCTACAACCTTAATCATACTGCCTCACCAAAGAATACTAGTGTCAATCTATTTGTCTCCATACTATTACCAAAGAAGTTATTAGCAGCGTGCCAACACTTTGAGTTGAAGATGTTACACCTATTGAATCTATTCTCTACAACAATATTCTCTGTCCACTTAGATCTATGATCTATTCTATACTTTTCATGAGCATTTCTCTTGTCACTGTCATTCATTTCTTCTTGGAACATTTTAGTATAATCTACACTATTGGTGTCCATTTGGAAGTCATAGAATGTCGTACCTGAATACCTGGGAGGATCAGGAGTCAGATAGATTAAACCAGCAACATTATACTTAGCATCATCATCATGCACCCATCCGCTACCCCAACTACCATCAATAATCTGGAAGGTAGATTCTAGGTTAGTGAATGAAGTATATTGTTTGGGCAAATAACTCATGAGTTTACTTGCCATCACATGAAATAGTTGATGGTCAAGTATATCAATCATCTCGGTACGAATCCCTGGCCAGTTACCTCTATCGCCCTTAAAATACTCCTGCCTCAGTGCAAAATCACGCACCAAAGTAGGAGTCTCGAAGAAGTTATCAATGGTGATATATGGAATCATTGTGTTGTGAAATTGTAAGTGATTACGAATCTCGATGGTGTTGTCTTGGGGCAAGAACTAGCATGTTTGTAATGACCAGGGAACACAACCATGCGCCCTGCTTTACATTCAACCTGTTCTACTCCTCTCTCTGTCCAGATAAATGTTGGACCATCAGTATCATTTAGATAATACAATCCTACCATGTGAGGATAGTCAAAGTCAACATGTTTAGTGTTGTATGCTCTATCACTATTGGCAAGTAAACAACCAAGTCTAACACGAATCAGGGTATCAATCTTGTCATTAGATAAATCCAAATACTCTGCAAGTGGAGGGAAGAAAGTGTTAATGTCTTTTCCTGCTTCTCCATGATTGTATAACAAATGACAGAAACTTGGTGTGCCAAGTTCTTTTTCATGTGTAGCATCATGGATATAATGCCAATTAAATCCAGTATGTGTAACTATCTCATTGAGTAGTTTGACATACGATTTAGGCATGATGTCATCAAATACATCAATCATATTGCAACCATCCAGTAATAATCATCTTCTCATGTTCTTGGGTTACTCTACCTCTATGGGTAAAACACCAATCTGCTGGCCAAATAACGGTCGCACCTTTCACGGCATCGACATACTTTTCTTGGTGAAACCATTCTGTTCCACCATTAGGAACATCATTCAGATATGTCATAAACACCAGATGTCTGGCGATTTGTGATAGATGTGAGTTAGATCTTTCGCAATGCCATACTTTGAATCCACCACCTTTAGGATACCATTGGATCTGCATATCATCCTTAATACTAAAGCTAGAGAACTCAGCAAAGGGGAAAACATTAGTATACTCACCAATAACATCCCACAGTTCTTTGTAGTATTGCTCTACAGTAGGATGCATATAACCAGGTGGAATGCATACATCCAGTGACTCTTTGACCTCAGGATTTACTTCATTGGGGCATATGTATGACCCAGACATTCCATGGACTTTCCATAGATTTATCTTGTCATGTTCATGCCACATCTCTGTTAACTTGTCACAAATATCATGTGACACATTACCAACATAGATGAAATCTGTTGATGGTCTACATATCTTGCCACGATTGATTGCTAGATCTGTCATAGGATTGGATAATAACTACGGTCAATTTGTTGATCTGAACCAGAGAATCTTGACCAGCAAGGAATACTCATCGACAGTCTTCTTCCCTTAGGATATGCACAATGATATGCACGAGATGGAATATATAGCGCATCTCCAGGTTCTAGAGTTACATGTAACTCAACCTCTAACTTTTCTTCTCTCAACTCACCAGCAGCACCGACAGGTAATAGACTAGAACAACGGTTCTTGAATACTTTCCACTCAGTTTTCCCCTGTACTTGAATGATAAAGTTGCTAGGATAGTCATCATGAATCTTAAATGATTCTGATCCTTCTTTACCACCATACAGATGGATTGCAGAATTTACATTGAAACAAGTCTCAAACACACGCAAGAGTTCTTGTGTCTGTCTATTGCGAAACCCGTAGTTAGTTATGATAAATGTATGACCATGACTAATCTGATCACATAACTGTGAATGATCCTGCACAGTCTTCCAATTTACCCATGCTTTCGTGTGTCTATCAATGGGAACTTTATTGTTCGCATGATCAATAATCTCAAACTCATACTGTGCTGGATTGTTCATACAATCCTCAACATCTCTCCATGATGCATACTCACATGCATTTGGGAGCAATTGTTTGAAATGATGTGCGTTATCTTCTAGAGCAAAATTACACTCATTTACTAGTCTTTGTCCTAAGTTAATCATACATTCACCATCCCAATATTAAATGCGATAGAGATGCGATCCTCATCACAATCTCCCGCCTCTACAGAATGAACTAAGTTTGCTGGGAATATCATCAACCTACCTGTCTTTGGTGTATGTTTGACCATACCACCAGACAGAGGAGTATAATCTTTGACAGGAGCGTGACTCTCAATAATAAACTGCTGATCGAAGTCTCTATAAAAGATCAACTCACCACAATTCTCAGGAGCAGATACAAAATATACACCAGAAAGATATGCTCCATGGTGTATATGTGCCATGTTAGTATCGCCTCGTTTGTTTATATTTGCCCAGGCATTTCCAAAGGTAAATGCTTTACCTGTAGTGTCAAGTCCATAATCAGCAGTAGTCCTATCAAGTAAAGGAAATACAGTATCACGAAGTTCAGCAACATCATTGCCATTGATCTCCTGGGACTGCCAACCTCCACGATTACTGATCTCTCGACCGAAAGGATCTTTATCTCTCATATCATAGATCTGCTTCATCAATCCTTCCCTGTCGATATCAATATCTGCCCACCAAATTGGTGTTGGAAAGTAAAAGTCTAAGTTCAACATAATGCAATGGGAATAAAACTAAAGTTGTCAGAGATCATGTCTTTCATTTGCACATCAAACCCAAGAGTGATGCGTTCATCATCAAAATCCTCCTTTACTTCTACATGATGATGTATTCTACCAGGTCCAAGATAAACTTGCAAGGGTTTATTTTCAATACGCCAAAGTTCTGACCCGTTCTCACCATCAGTGAAAACAGTATCAGTCTTCTGATTACTTAGTGTGATGTATCCATGCAGAGGGAAGTCATGTGAGTGTGACTTCAATACATCATCTTGCCTATGAAAGTTGATCCATGATTGTAACCATACCTGCTCATCAGGTAGACCATTTAACTCAGCATAATCTCTGACACAATCTACAACCTGAGTGTACAGATTATATGTTTCTTGATTACATGATGCAATGGAGAAAAAGTTGTACAAATAGTAAAACTCTGTTGCACATTCTCGACCACCAAACAGATGCTCAAACTTTGCAACAGATAGTTTTACATACTCACACAACCTTTGTTGATCAAGATCTTCCAGTTGATATACTTTGTGTTTCATTGAGTTACTGCAAATGTGTGTGACCAAGAGAAGTCCACTTTGTCACTAATAAAGGGAGCATGTGGTGTACATGGTTCATATAATGTCATCGTACCTTTCTGTGCTGGGATAACAGCAAGACGCTCAAATCCCCAGTATTGTTCCTCTTCTTCTGTGAGATTACTCCAGTTAGAAAGTCTCTTTTTGTTTGCAGATAGATGCTTACATTCATCATACAAATAATGTTCTGGATCTACTTGATAATCAAAGAACATTTCACCATTAGGAAACTCACTATGCTTACCATGGTATTTGTATATGATTGTACCACGATCTTCGGGGTTGTGATCAGTCAACCATAAGTTACCAATCATACCTCTTGGACCATCACAATGTGGCAGTCTAAAGTAATCCCACGGGCGACATTCTTCCTTAAAGTATAAGTTACCCCACTCACCTAAGTTTGCTGGATTACCAATCAAGAAGTAATCTTTTATCAGTACACATAACTGAACCACCGCCCATTCGGGGAGATGAATTGTAGCAAATGGATTGCCATGATCACAATGATCATAGTTAGTGTCAGCACATATTGGGAATGACTTAACTACATCCATGAATAGATCTAATCCATCACCTGTAAATGGATTATCTGCTACCCAATACTTCACACCATAATCAAGTTCTACTTCTTCTACATTCCATTCAATAGGACTCTTTACACTTACAACTTGATTGAAAGAGTCCCTATCAGGAATACATCTAGTGAATCCTAAACTTGTTTTCGACATCACATTTCAGCAATCTAGAGTTGATATTATATGTCATACAGATTCTTTCACCACCGACATCATTTTCCTGTGTACGATGATTCAACCAACCAGGGAAGATTAATACATCCCCAGACACCGCTTCTACAGGTTGCCAGATAGTGTGCTCTGCATTATATGGGTATCCAGTCTTATGATACTCCAAAGGATCACGGAACTCAATAAATCCCTGACCAGGTTCATTCTTGATGTAAGATGCAACAACCAACTCAACACCATTGTGTGTATGCTCTAGAGTTTTAGCACCTAAACCATGACGATTAAACCATGATTTGCTAATCTCACTCTCAGCACCAAGATAACCAAATTGATCCCATACCCACTTAACTCTATGACCTAAGAACTCATGAAAATCTCTCATGTATGGTTGTTCATGAGGTTGTAATTGATAGTCATGAATACCAACTCTAACTGTAGAGTATGCTTCATCACCATCTTCTACAATAGTCATGTCAGTTTTAGTTGCCCAATGATCAGACAAGACCTTAAATGTCTCATAGATCTGATCAAAGTATGGAGTGAAATCGTAATGGAATTTATATATGTATGGGGTCCACAGTTGTAGACCCTCACCTTCCATATTTACTGCCATATCAACCCAGGTTACATTCAGACTTTGCTAATTCTAGTGCTTCAACTCCACCCTGAAGTTTTACAATCAGTTCGTAAAGTTCTTGACGCTCAGCAAAATCAATCGTGGTGATACCATAAGGATTCAACTTAGTGTCAGCAAACTGCTTCTCAAGTTCTTCCTTTTTAACTGTTGCTTCTTGTGCTTGAGCACGAAGATTAGTGATCAATTCATCGATAGTCATAATACTCTCCAGGTGTGTTTTATTTAGTCTTATAGATTTCGTCTCTCAAGAACTCATAGTGGGTGGGAAGAGACTTCACATATTCTATCATATCTTTCTTATATTGCAAGAAACCTTCTCTAATTTCATCCATCCAATCCTGTTCCCATCCTTTATGATGGAAGTCTGCATCCATAAGATCCTTAGTTGGTGTGGATTTATATCCCATACCAGCAGCAATGTATGCCATACCGTTAAAACTTTCATGCCAGTTTCTACCAGCGATAGTGTCGGTCTGATAATCAATTAGAGTCTTATGTTTTGGTTGATGTGGACTCTTTGCTTCAGGCAGATAGTCACAGATATTAGTGACATATCTCCAGTAAGGCGTATCATCTCTCATAGAATGAGAGTAATGCATAGAAATAAAATCAGAGAATGAATCAAGAGTATATTCTACTGTATAATTGTATCCTGCAATATCACTGCTGGTTACACGACCATCACGCTGACTGAGTACACTTGCCAACCAAATTGCATTCTCATGTGTAGTCAATAAACCTGTAGATTCAAGAGGTTCAAGGAAACCATAAGACAGACCAACACCAACTACATTCTTATACCAAGCATGTCTTCTTTTACCATGTCTGATATCAATATGGAAGAGTTCTGCATCCTTTCCACGCTCACCCAGGTGCTCAATAAACTCTTCCTTTGCTTCTTCTTTGGTGCAGAATCTAGATGAATAGCAATAACCTGTACCAATACGATTCCACAGAGGAATATTCCATGCCCAACCATTCTTCATAGCATGACAGTCAGTCACATTGTGCATCTCTTCTTCTCTATTCTCATAGGGAATACGACATGCCCATGCAGAGTCATTAGCAAGTTTTTTATTAAATGGGATATACTCCTGGTGCATATATCCTTCCAGAAGCAGAGACTTAAATCCAGTGCAATCTACAAACAAATCTGCAAAGATAGCACTCTCATAATCCATGATGATATATCTAATCGTAGGATCATTTACTGCTTCTGCTTGATACCCAGTGATCTTACCTTCAAGGACTTTAACGCCATTGGGGATTGCAATATTATCTCTCAAATACTGACCAAACAAGTCAGCATCTAAATGATATGCTGTGTCATAGTTAAAGTTAAACGATCTCAATCGCCCATCTTCATTTCTTGTCTGACGATTATACTCTGCTAAGAAAGTATTATCCGTCCACATCTCTGCAAATGTTTCTGGTGGAAAATTCTCTGGGTCTTGTAATGCAAATTGACTCCAAGTATTGAGACCATTAGGAGCAAATTGCTGGTCCCAATTAGTTGTGAAAGGATACTCAAACTTCTCACCTTTTCCTTCTCTGAAGTTAGTGAAACGAATAGAATTCTTATAGGTTGCATTACATGCAGGCATCCAATCCTCATCCTTCAGATCAAGGAGTTTGAGGAATAGATTAAAGTGACCGAGCGTAGACTCTCCTACACCAACAGGTTTGCCATCAGGATCTTCAACGATTGCAATCTCAAGATGTGGGCACATCTTACTCAAGAGAGCAGCAGTCATCCATCCAGATGATCCTGTTCCTACAATAACAACACTCTCAACTTTCATAATAGTCTACTGCGTATGGAAATGATTCAATTAGTTCGTCGTACTGTCTATAGTCAGACAATTCTATGTATGCGTCAGTTCTTAGTCTATTTTGAGACTCAAGAACCTTTACAGTGACTGGATTAAATGGATTCCAGTTATGTCCCGCCATAATATAGATGATACCATTATACCCGTTTATTGTCCATTGTTCAAGGTCAAATTTCTCCATAGAGAATGCCTCAAATTCTTCAGTCAAATACTTCCAATAAGGTGTATCATTTCGTGCAGACATGCCATAATGCATGAATACAAATTCAGCAAATGCTGTGAACCTTGCTCTAACATCCTTATTGTAAGAAGCAATATCAATAGCAGTTACATGTCCTTGACCAATAATCTGACATGCTTTCATTAACCAATCATGAATACTTAAGAGACCATTTGACTCTAGAGGTTCAATGAATCCACCAGATAATCCCATGGCAAGAACATTTTTGTTCCATGGTTTTTGTGACAATCCTGTCTTAAATTTGATGTTCCTGAACTCACATAGTGGTTCAACATCACCTAGATGTTCTTTGAACTCTGCCAGTGCATCTTCATCACTAATGAACTTTGTACTGTAATTATATCCTGTGCCCATGCGATTCTGCAAACACACTCTCCAGACCCATCCTGTCTTCAATGCAGTACAATTAGTATAGGTCTTCATCTCTTCTCTCTTATTTGTGTATGGGAGTCTAACTGCCCATGCACTATCATTGGGGAGCATATTATCAAACTTATCCCAACCAGTGTTCATAAATCCATTGATCAAGAGAGATCTAAACCCAGTACAGTCTACAAATAGATCAGCATAATACTTGACATTGTTATCATCTCGGATGTATTCAATAGATCCATCCTTCCTCTTCTTGTGACTTACAATGTTAGTACGAATATGCTCAACAGTTTGACACCTATTCTCTTTCAACCATCGTGCTAGTTTAGTAGCATCAAAGTGGAATGCTGTATCTGCGTAGTGATCAAAGCGATCAAAGTTCTTAGTGATGATTCTATTCTCATGAATTGCTTTCATTTGTGGGCAGAACCACTCAGCAAATCCATCTACACTCTCACCAGTAATTGCTTGATGAATAAACCACTGTGAGGCATTCTTTTCCTCTAGGTTAAAACCATTAATGTCAGCAATGAATGGATAATGAAATGGTACGCTAGGTTTATTAAAGTTCTCAAACCTAACACTATACTTATAAGTTGCATCACAATCGTTCATCCAATCTTCATCTTTAAGATCGATGAACTTCATCCAATCACGAATGAATTGTGTTGTTGATTCTCCTACACCAATAGGAGGAAGATCGGCAGAATCAATTAATGTAATCTTCTTTTCAGGAAAAATCTTACTAAAAGTGGCGGCGGTCATCCAACCAGCAGAACCGCCGCCAACAATACAAATAGAATCAATAAACATAACGAAGATTACTCAATCAAACATCAGGGGGAAGATAAGAACGCCAACCAGGATAACGCTTCCAAGCAGGGAGATCGGGGTCAGTAGAAATACCAACTGGTTTATCTACACTAGGTTCTTCATTCTTAGCAAACTCAATCATTTGCTCAAGAGTCATAGGTTCATCATTACCTTCAGGGCGAGGAGTATCACGCTTAACAGCAGCAATATGATCTCTCCAGCGAGTACCACCATCGAGAAGATCCTTGTACATCATATCAAGTTGCTCACCAATTTCGCCATAAGCAACCTTTCTTGCAACCAAGGGATCTTGATATGCACCGTCTCTTTCTACCCAAATCATCTCACCTCTAGAGGGAGACCACTCAAGTGTCCAATCCTCAGTAACATTATCAGGAGCATCTACCCATTGCATTGCTGCATCAGGACCATTATAAATTTCATAATCCTGACCAGGGTCCACGATTTCGTGAATATAACCCTCCCTACTCATTAAAACTTTTTTCATTGTTCTAGATGTCCTCCGTTACCTTGTTATTTATCAAAGGAAATGTGTAATAACAACCATACCAGGTCTACCATTAGACCCTCTATGACCGTTATAATAACCGCTAGTGCCGCCAGATCCTGGGGCAGAATGGTTTTGATGATTATGGGCAAAGTGACCACCACGAGGGTGACCAGCAGCAACAGCACCACCCCAGAAAGAACGACCACCCTGAGATGACTCTCCATGGTGTTGTTGTCCACCACCACCGTAGATGTTTAAGTTACCACCAGATCCTACGCCACCAAGACCACCAGAGTGCTGATTGTTTCTGTTAGCACCATAACCACCAGAAGCAGACAGATAAGAACCAAAGGAAGATGAACCTCCATTGTTACCTGCACCTCTATAATATGTGCCGTTAGATTGTCCTGAAACAGACACAGATACGCTGGTGATACCTTGGACATTAATTACTTCTTCAGAGTAACCACCAGCACCACCAGATTCACCGTGACCTGATCCACCTCCACCACCGCCAACTACTTGGACTTTGATGAACTTTACACCAGAAGGTTTGTTCCAAGTACCTGATGAGGTAAAGATCTGCATACTAGTAATATTACCAGTAGATCCAGGTGCTTGCCACACAGGCGAAGTACCATTACTGCTCAGGAGATAACCGTTAGTGCTACTTGATTGTGAAGGTAAGAAACGGTTGGCACCTACACCACTGATGTTACCATTGATCTGTAAATTATCTACAATAAAACGATCACCATCAACAGTGATAGTATTATTGCCATTTAGGATGA